TGGATCGATACGGACGATTGGGACGGCAGTCCTGAAGAAGCCTTCCACTATGCATTCCACCTTGAGTGCCAGGAGGCACGAGAGAGCGGCTGGGAGGACGACACACAGTGGCGTACGGCCGGTTGGGGTAAGAACCAGCAGGGCTATGAACACTGGGCTCAGAAGGGCCCTCTGTACGTCCGCCAATGGGCGGACGCAGGGGAAGTATGGGATTACGTAGAGCTCGATGTTTCAACGGTATTGCCCTCGGGCATAGAGATCAGGGGCTACGTAGACCGAGTACTCGTGGGTGTTGACCCACTCGGCATCAAGTGGTCCAGTGTCTATGACCTAAAGACAGGAAGTTCCCGCCCGGACTCGGATCAGCAGCTTGGTGTCTACTCGGTCTTGACAGCTCATAAGCTAGGATCCAATGTCTTTGAAGCTTTCAACTACATGTTCAAGGACGACGAGTTTTACGAAGTCGATGTGAGCAACTGGACACTAGACACTGTTGACAAACTAGCTCAGGAGTGGAAGAATGGTGTTGAAGCCTCCGTTTTCCTCCCAAACCGAGGAAGCAAGTGCGGACGATGTGGCGTTGCAGACGCCTGCTATCTTCAGTCCGGAGATACCGAAGTCACCCGAGTCTACGACTCACTCAACCCGAATTACGAAGGATGACATGGTTACGAAGAAGGTTGACATCACGGAAGACCCGTGGGAGAATGGCACTAAGGAGACTTCTCCTGGCTGGGTTCCCCGTGAGGAGCTTCGACAGGTTGGTACAATCACCCTGAAGGGTGGTGCTGGTGCTGACAGTTGGGTGGTGTTTCACCCAACTTCTATCGAACACGGTCTTGAGCTGCTGAATCACGATCAGCTTTCTGATCTGCTTGAGCTTGCTGCTCAGCGTGAGGCTGAGTTTGTTCGCCACATCAAGACTGCTAAGGGTGCTGGTTTCAGCAAGCCTGCTGCTGCAAGCACTGGTTTCAAGAAGCCAGCAGCGAAGAAGCCTGTGTATGATGAGGACAGCGACACTTACGAGTGCGAGCACGGCGAGCGTACTTGGGTGACCGGCCGATCCGGGAAGGGTCCGTGGCAGGCTTACATGTGCCCGGCTGACAAGAACGACCCGACTAAGTGTGGCCCGCTGTGGGCAAACAAGGATGGATCCCTTCAGAACCGTTAGGAGTTAGCTGTGAAGCGTGTATCATTCGTCTCTAGTAACGGGTTTGTCGGTGCTGAACATCGCCAAGAGGTCGTCTATTCGGACGAAGAGTTTGAAGACATGACTGAGGAAGAGCTTTACGAGCTGGCTGATGAGTTTGCTCAGGAATATGTCGAAGCCTGGTACGAGGTCGAAGACGTTTGAGTTTCAAGCTAGCTCGTGCTGTTGGTCGGGGGCTCACCAACGGTGAGCCTCTGCCCGATGTGTTCCGCTCCCTCAAGGAGCGAGGGATACAGTTCTACCGAGGCACCACAGTCCTTGTGGCTGGTCTCAGTGGAAGCATGAAGACTATGTTCATCAGCGAGATGGTTGACACGCTCAAGATTCCTACGCTCTACATCAGCAACGATACCAACGAGCTAGACATTGTTTCACGGATGCTCTCACGCCGCACCAAGCAAGACTCCAGACTTATGCGTGAGAGGGCTCTGAGAGACCCTGAGTGGGCCGCTCGCAAGCTCTCCGACATGGATTGGGTCAGGTGGAATTTCAACCCGTCTCCGTCGCTTGAGGAGATCGAAGAAGAGCTGATGGCATTTGAGGAACTGTGGGGTGAGCATCCACACCTGGTCATCGTTGATGTCATCATGAAGGTGGACTACTACGAAGATGGCGGTGGAAGTCTTGAGAGGATCGGTCAGTACCTTGACCGGCTGGCTCGTGACACCGGCGCTTGTATCATCATAGCATGCCACACGAGTGAGAATGAGCCTGGCAAGCCTACACAGCCCAAGAAGGCTGTGCTGTTCAAACTGGACAAGCTACCGGTGATGGTGCTCACTGTGGCCTATGCCGATGGCATCTTGTATGTGGCTCCAGTGAAGAACCGCAGCGGTTTTGCTGATCCCTCCGGTGAAAGTTACATTCAGTTCTTGGCTGATCCAACCATTGCGACGATTGAGGAGCTAGAGTGATGTATATTCCGGAGATCAGGGTGTCCGGCATCGATCGGTACATCGATGTGCACGTCGGCAAGGTAAAGGTTGGTTCATTCTTTGAGAATGATGATACCTATGATCTTCTCGATCGCATGTATGCCAAGCTTATACGAGACTTCTTCGAGTCTCAGGGTGTTCACTTTTACGAGGAAGAGGAGGAAGATGACTAATGACGCTCGAAGAGTTGGAAGCCAATTTGAAACAGATGGACTCCACTATCTACGAACCAACGGCGTTGCAGTTGAGAGACTGGCAAAAGTTGGAAGCCTTGATGAGGGTGATCTTGTCATTGGTGAAGGTGAGTTCATCGCTGAACTCAAGGCTCGCCGAGATCGAAAGTCGTCTCTCAACTTACATGCTTGGCTTGGAGAAGCTGAACGAGAAGCACAAAACTACGCCAGCGCTCGTAACCTATCCGGGGAACGGGCACCAGTACCCATTCTCGTTGTAAAGAACCCCAACCACAGCATAGCAGACTCGTTTGTTGTGCTCAGACTTAAGGACTTCATCGATGACCGAGAAGAAGACGTTTAAGAATCCATACGGGGCTTACGATACGGCATCAGTCATTCACAATGGTTGGGACCTACAAGAAACGGCTGACTTGGAACCTGCCCACTTCTTCAACTCTGATGAGTGGGACATGGAAGTCACCTTCACCAGGAAGCCATTCCAGTTCAAGCCCGGTACTCGCGTTCGCAGCAAGTACACCACTACTTACACCTACGAGGTCCTGGCACAGTGGAAGGACACGGTGATTGTGGTTGACCCCACCGACGATGAGATCGAGTACTTCGACTACGATGACCTTGTCATCATCTCCTAGGTTCAAGATAGCACCGATCCTGGAAGACTTCGGGGCAGTGGTGAATGCCAACTCGGTAAAGATCTGCTGCCCCTTCCACGGTGACGCTCATGCGTCAGCCGTCTGCTATCCCTACTACTTCAAGTGCTTCGCCTGTGGCGTCCAAGGAGACGCTGTGAGGCTCTTACACGACCAAGGAGGCTTGGACTGGCGTGACGCTTACCAAAGAGCAAAGGATCTTGCTGGAGAGCCAGACGAGCCGGTATCAGACCAACCTGTATCTCGCAGCCGAGTACCTGGAAGCTCGCGGGATTACCGAGGACACAGCCGTTTCGGCAAGACTGGGAGTGGTAGATGAGGCGATCCATGGAGACAGCGACGCTGCCTTTCAGCGTCTCAGCATACCCTTTATCACACGGAGTGGAGTTGTCGATATCCGTTACCGATGCATCCGGGAACACGAGTGTGGTGAGGTGGGATGCAGCAAGTACCTTGGAAGACCTGGTTCAACTCTTCGGCTCTATGGTGTTGAAGATCTGGTTTCCGCAGAATCTTCAATCTGTGTTACTGAAGGAGAACTGGACCGCCTCATTCTACGGCAGCTTGGATTTCCCGCTGTTGGACAGCCAGGATCAGAATCCTGGAAGCAGCACTGGTTCCGCCTATTTGAAGACTTTAGCCGAATCGTAGTGTTCGGAGACGGTGATGACGCGGGTAAGCGTTTCATCAGAGGCTGGCTTGACAGATTTCCGCAGTCGGTAGAGGCAGTGCAACTGCCTCCCACAGAAGACGTTAACTCTATGTATCTGCTGGAAGGCAGGGAGTATTTTGACAACATCATTCGCTAACGATCGTGGATCGTTCTGGGAAGCACGTGTTCGTGATAGCTGGAACAGCTATCCTGGCAAGGATGAGTGGATGGGCCACATCCGCATGTGGTTTGAAGAGCCAGATATCGGCCTAGCCGATATCGCTTGGGACCTAGTGGCTTTGGAATACGGAGAGGACAACCTCTGATGGGCGTGAAGGTGTGGGTCTACTCAGATTTTCAGTCTGGTCAGTTCTACATGCTAGACGGAGAGTCATTCGGCGGCTGCGGACCCATCGAGATCTCTCCGGATCTGCATGAGCAGATCCGCGAGGCTGAGAAAGCGTTCGACTGGGCTCAGACTACTCTAGAGACACTAGAGTACGGGTGGAAGTATCCAGACGATGACCCGGAGATGGACTGTGGCTAAAAAGTTTAGTTGGGAGGTCGATAAGACCTCCCTCATCCTCCGAGTAACAGATGGCTCCAAGGTGACCACCTGGACTGTTCGCAAGAACACAGGTAACGAGACTCTTCGTACCATTCTGGAAGAGCTACAGCTAGCAATGTGGGTGCCCATGCACCGCATGGCACAGGAAGAGGGATTCGGATACATGCATGAAGAAGTCCGTACGGTGGACGCTGAGGAGCTAGCAGGCCTTCAGGCGGACAAGGTGACTGAGGAAATGTCTAAGGCTGCTCTCAAGGCCAAGGCTGATGCTGTAGCCGCTAAGGGCGGCGACTGGTGGCAAAAGGACAGCTACGAAGACGATCTAGTCTACACCATCGGTCACGGTGGTGAGCCTGAGTGAGCTACCTTGAGTTTTTTCTTGTTGGCTTCATTGTTGGGGTTCTATTCACCCTCGGATTGGTGCTGATGCTAGGATGACTCCACCACACTACTGGCCTAGGGGGCTGTGATGGTTTGTCACACATCACACGCCATACTGTTGTATGACACCATATTGTATCTGCTGGGAGCCCTTCTAGGCCTTGGTCTAGGCTTCCTATTCTGGAGGAAGCATTGAAACTTCTTACGGTGGACATTGAGACCACCCCGAACCTGGCTCACGTGTGGCAGCTTTGGGGACAACAGAACATCGGCTTGAATCAGCTCATGGAATCTTCAGAGCTGCTGTGTGCAGCGTACAAGTGGCATGATCAGCCAGCAGAAGATACCACGTTTATCCTCGGCCCAAGCTACCAAACACTGCACTTGCCGCACCACTTGTACGATGGGTACTTGAGCGCGCTGTACGAATGTATCAATGCAGCGGATGCTGTGATCACATACAACGGCAAGAAGTTCGACATCCCACGCCTCAACTCGGCGTTCATTGAGAACGGCTTCGACGTTCCCGCACCATATCACCAGATCGACCTGTATCAGACAGTGAAGCGTGTGTTCAGTTGGCCTAGCCACAAACTGGACTATGTTGCCGGTAAGCTTCTCGGCGAGAACAAGGTCAAGCATGAGGGACACGAGCTGTGGGTCAAGTGTATGGCTGGTGATCCAGAGGCTTGGGCTCGCATGCGCGAGTACAACATGCAAGATGTGGTGATCACTGAGAAGCTTTACGACAAGCTGAAGCCGTGGATTCCGAACCACCCGAATGTTCTGCTGTACGAAGAGAATCCGGCTTTCCGTGCCTGTCCCAAGTGTGGTTCTGAGCACTACCAGAAGCGAGGCTTCCTCGCTAAGATCACAGGTACATATCAGAAATACCAGTGCCAGGATTGCAAGGGCTGGTTTAGCGACAATAAGAGGATTGATGGTAGTACTGTCCGATGAGGCTGTGAGCCTCACTGATGAGGAGGTAGAGCGGGCACTCAGCAGTGCTGCTACGAAGGTCCGTAGCCGTTTCTACAATTACTGTGAACTGGATGATCTCAAGCAACAAGGCCGATTGGCCAAGCTGGAGAATCCCAACAAGTTCCGCCGACTGGCGGAAGCGGGCAACTATCTGGGCACATGGCAGGAGTTCAACCGTGTGCTCAGCATTTATGCCAACAAGGAGAAAGCAGCCCGAACAGGCTATAAGGCTGACGATCTGTTCTTCTACAACAAGCGCATGCTGCGCGAACTGATCCCAGCTATCTTGAATAGCTGGCAGACGGGTGACGAGTTCGAGTACGAGTACAGCGACCGTGCCGCTTGGATGGACGTAGAGCAGGGCCTACAGGCTCTCAGTGTCAGCGACTACCAGATTATCTGCTGGGCTTTCCTGGACGATCCTGAGGAGGAAGCAGGCAACGCCAATGTTGGGGCTCATCTTGGCATCACAAGCGACGCTGCTAGGCAGCGAGTCAATCGAGTCTTGGATCACATACGTGAGACTCTCGGTGGCTCGAATCCATTCTCGCGCCGAAAGGCTATAAGCAATGCTGCCAGTCAGGCACAGACACGCAACCAATGGGACGGTGAAGGATGAGTGAACTGGAAGACAGGATCTTTCACCTTGAGGTGTTGTGCGGTATTCGTGAGCCCCACAGGGCTATAGATCCACCTGTCACGGATGCCTACTCGGCAGCCACCGTCTACTTCAACAACTTTATGCGATCGTTGTCTACTGTGCCACCTTGCGATGTGTGCGGCAAATACCACGAGGAGTATGATGATTAGGACACTCTCCGTAGGAGAAAAGGTATACAAGGGCTATGGAGGCATAGCCTACACAATAGAAATGATCGATGGACCCAACGCGGTCATCTCTGGATTCGGTAGCAAGAGCATTGTTCCACTATCGGAGCTTCGCTCAATTGCACACATCAACAGTGATGGCTGGTACACGTTCGATCATCTGCCAGGCAAGGCCTACTATGTTCACTGGAATCAGGCAGGACAGCCAACGCTGGAGTGGGCTTTCGACTTCAACAGTCAGAAGCCAGAGATTGCGCCAGCAGTGCCGGGATTCAGCGTCAACCCGCTGACCGTGTTCGCGAATGAAGAGTTCAAGCCCGTCAAGCTGACCAC